ACGCAGTGCATAGAAAATGAACTCCATGCCAAGATTTGTATAACCGTGCTTAACCATCTTGACCTCAAAACAGCGTTTAAGCAGTTCAAAATCACTTGGTAGCAAAATCTGCTGCCACAAAGACAGTTCAACGTCACGGAGCAAATTCTCACGCTGGCTAGATTCAAACTTTGACGCATCATCAAAGTAATAAGTCCAACCAGGCGATGGGTGCTCCTCAACAAATCGTCCCATGTCAAAAAGCGTCTTGCCTTTATCAAAGCCAACGACACCTGTGATCATGTTTTCCAACGCAGAACAAAATCTGCCATACAGGAGACCAAAAGCAGGATCTCTGCCCATGATCATCCTGGGATCCTTCAGCTCGTCTTCCTCGGGTGCTAATTCAGGAAACTCATAACATTCGACTTTCTGAAAAGCCTTAATCTTTGAGTCCTTGATGGGGTCGAATCCATCTTTTAGCACACGGGTGATCGCTTTGCCGAATCTCTGTTTGGAATGACCAACACGGGTAGCATAATAGTCTGCTAAAGAGAGTACTGGCAGATACCCTCCGATGCGTGACTTTATTAAACCCGCGAGCTCAGAAACTATGTCAGCAACAATTTTCTTGTCGTAACATTCTGGTTGGCCGATGTCTCGTAAATACCTGTTGTGCAAGCCAATTACCTCATTGTGCGAGCACCCGCGCATAACATAGGCTCTTGAATTCCCAGTTAATGGCGGGTTAAAAACTCGCTTCAATGTGTCATTGGTATTGCATTTGTGCTTTTGCTTTTCAACTGAAATAGCAGCAAATTTCCAGTCTGCTATGGGCCTACAGGCACGGCCATCACAGCAGACAGTGGTTTCTTCTACAATAGTCGGTAGAGCAGGCCGGCTACCACCAAGCCGCTTAAGCCTATCACCGCAGTTCTGCCAAACTGATGATAGGCGCCATAAAAACCCGAGCGTTTCTTGGTCTCACAATCTTGCCCAGCCCACAAAAAATCTTTTACTCGCTCAGACAAGACGTAAGATTGCGTGATTGTGTCCTTATGTACATCAATCATCTTAGCACTCTTGTCTTTGCCGGTGTAATACTGCTTTGTGAGCTTGTGCAAGTGCACGCGCATCAAATCCTCTGAAAATACTCCATTTTTGCAGTATTCTGCTCGGGGTAAACGCTCGCGCATTAAGTGCACCAACAGGCCCATGTTCATCTCACTCTCAAGACGATCTTGAGTGACATTAGCCCGCTCAGCTACGCATCCAGACCTCAGCTTAAGTTCACCAGTAGCGATACCAAGCTCCCCCATCTGCACGCTATCATAACGATAACCAAGACGCTCGTGGATTGCACTAAACCAGCCACGTGGCTCGGTAAAACGAATAGCAGCATCAGGGTGATCAACAGGTGAATCAGGAGGTAGACGGCAAAGAACTTGATCTGAATCCATAAAGTTCCTAAGGAACGCAGTGTCTGCAGACGCCATCTCTCGTTGAGGAACGTCGCCTGAGCCACCCTTGCGTCCGGTAAACTTATCGGCAGCATACTCCGCAACAGACGGAGAACCCTGCCGGGAAAGCCACCGAATGCGTTTCTCCCGGAACTCATCTGTGCGCTTATAGGCGCGGGATGACTTCTTTACCCACCTTCCGTTCGCCAATGCGTAGCCGTGCTCTCCCTCGCGCAAATGTGTGTCTCGTTCAGGCGGCGCTTCATCGTCACGCCCGCCTTTGGCATCTCTTCGCCTTGGAGGCACGCTCGGTCCACTCGCAGTTGGTGCATCATGTCCAGAAGACTGTGGATTGGAGTTACCCAATCGTGGTAGATCTCGCTCGTCACCAATCCAAGATGTGATGGTTGAGTGACTAGAGTCCAAACCACTTTGGGAACTGGCGTCAGCAGGGATGTAGTTTTTGCAAATATGGCAGTATCCATTGCCATCGCTAACGCACTCCCTGCCCAGCTGTGTACATAACTCCACAGTATCAAACTTGTTAACACCAGCGCGAGCGCTCCCAAGGGGTTTGTCAGCACAAAAACCAACCCCTTCAGCACCAGACGGAACACTCGTCTGGGTACCACTTTCAACGCGTTCAACAGTCGTCCGCCGATCGCGATGCGTGCGTTGGCGCTTGCCACTACGCACTATGGTAAATTTGGAACCCTTAGCTCCTGAATTACGCGACGTGTCCGCGCTTATCTTTCCACTTGGACCATTGCCCCCCTTGTTACTCTTGGAATTCTTAGGATTCATGGTAATAGTGAGGCTTATAAAGAAAAGATTCAGTCGATGGTTCTGTTCCCCAGGCGTTGGCCTCGGTGCCCAACCAAGGTGGTCAACCCCGGTCTCGTGACTCACACATAATCACAAACGTGCACCTCACTAACATGGCTAAGACAATTACATGGTGGGACCTCCACCAAAAGACTTAGATGTATCCAATGCAAGTTGCTTGCACGATTGTTTTCCGTTCGTGATCATAAGGTGCTGCATGGCGGCAGATAACATCCCCAACGATATGGATGCTCCACCTAGACTCTATCACCTCCGCAGGTCAGGGTTCGCAGTGTTGATCCTCGGGCGCTACCCCCAAAGTGGAAGCTGTTACCCTCCCACAATTACAACAATGCTGCACCTGCGCCGGTTACCCGGTACACTGTACCCTAGCCACAGGGTTCAGAACAATCGAAAGCCGGCTAAGTCAGTTCAAAGAACGAACTGGTAAAATGCGC